ATGGTTTCAACCCCTCATGGGATGAATCATTTCTATAGGTATTGGCATGATGCAGAAAGAGGAAAGAATGAATATGTTCCAACAGATGTTCATTGGTCAGAGGTTCCTGGTAGAGATGATGTTTGGAAAGAACAAACCATTGCTAATACTTCTGAACAACAGTTTAAGATTGAGTTTGAGTGTGAGTTTCTAGGATCTGTTGATACTCTTATTGCTCCAAGCAAATTAAGAGCATTAGTATATCAGACCCCAGAAAAAACAAGTGCAGGATTAGATGTTTATGTTGACCCTATAAAAGGTCATGATTATGCAATTACCGTAGATGTGGCAAGAGGAGTAGGAAAAGATTTCTCGGCGTTTATAGTTATTGATATTACAGAGTTTCCTCATGCAGTAGTTGCGAAGTATAGAAATAATGAAATTAAACCTATGCTATTTCCTAGTGTTATTGAGGAAGTAGCAAAGAGTTATAATGATGCATTTATATTATGTGAAGTAAATGATATTGGTGATCAGGTAGCATCTATATTAAATTATGATCTTGAATATCCAAATTTACTTCAATGTTCTATGAGAGGTAGAGCAGGTCAAGTTGTAGGCCAAGGGTTCTCTGGTAAGAAGACTCAACTTGGAGTTAAGATGTCCAAGACAGTTAAGAAAGTAGGTGCTCTTAACTTAAAAACATTAATAGAGGAAAATAAACTTCTCTTTACTGATTATGAAATTATGAGTGAACTTACCACGTTTATTCATAAGAGCAATTCATTTGAAGCAGAGGAAGGATGTAATGATGACCTTGCAATGTGTTTGGTAATATATGCATGGTTGGTTCAGTGCGATTACTTCAAAGAACTTACTGATCAGGATGTAAGAAAAAGATTATATGAAGAACAAAAAAATCAAATAGAGCAAGATATGGCTCCTTTTGGATTTATGGATGATGGAATGGAAGATGATAGTTTTATTGAAGATGGCGACAGGTGGTATTCAAATGCTTCTGAGTATGGAGAATCATCATATATGTGGGAGTATCTCTCTTAATGGATCATTACCATGAATACCTTAAACGACAACATTATTTGGCAACGCACATGGAACTAACAGAAGAAAATGTACTTAAAGTGTTAGAGGAACTTATTCCCTATATTGAAGCTGATGGTGGATACCTTCAACTTTATGAAATCGAATACGAAACGGGATACGTTAAAGTAAAATTAGGTGGTGCATGTGAGACATGTGCTATGAGCACCATGACTTTGAAGCAGGGTATAGAAAGTAAATTAATGCACGAGATACCTGATGTGGTAGGAGTTGTTCAAGTATTGTAATGGAATTAGATAAACAAATTAAATTAGGACATCTTTTACTATCAGATAGAAAATGTAGAATTTGTGGCGAAGAAAAAAATTTAATTGAGGGTTTCTATAGAACTCATAAAGATAGAGGTCCAGTAGCTTCTTCTTATTCTTATGAATGTAAAGTATGCACTGTTAAAAGAATTGTAAGAAATAGAAAAAAAGGACTCCCTTTTGCTGAGTGGAATTATCCTGATTGGTAATGTTCACGACATGTTTCCCCAATGAAAATGTTATAATCAATAAATAATTTCAAGATAAACTGAGAAATTCGGAGTAAAAAAGCATGGCGACTCAGCAAATATCTCCTGGTGTAATTACCAGAGAGGTTGACCTAACAGTAGGAAGAGTTGATAATGTAGTAGCTAACAGTGGTGGTATCGCAGGTCCATTCAAAATTGGTCCTGTAGAACAGGTAATCACCGTTACTAATGAAGCTGATCTAACAGCATCATTTGGTAAACCCTTATCTACTGACAGTCAGTATGAGTATTGGATGAGTGGAGCCTCATTCTTGACATATGGGGGACAACTTAAAGTTGTTAGGTGTGATGGTGCGAATCTAAAGAATGCTAATGCTGGTGCTCCATTATCCAACGTTGCTATCGGTTGGACAGATACATTAAAAATTAAAAATTTTGATGACTATGATCAAAATTATACAGATATAACAAGTGGATGGACTTATGGTGCTAAAACACCAGGTACATGGGCAAACGGATTGAAGGTTTGTTACATTGATGATTTGGCAGATCAAACAGTTGGTCTTACTACTACGAATTTAGAAACTGCTGGATTTGTGATAGGTTGCGGTGTTACCGTTGCTTATAGTGGTACTACTGTTGGTTTAGGAACAACTGCCACCACTAACGGATATGTTAAAGGAATTATTACAGGTGTTTCAACAGATTCTACTAATGCGGCTAGTTCAATTGATGTTAAGATAGTTTCTAAGGTTGAGCAGACAGGTAATATAATAGGAACAGAAACATATATCAACTATGCACAGTTTGATGATCAGGCATCGATTACACCTGGTTCAATTGTTTATGCTGTAAGTGCTGCAGGAACCAACAAAGGTGGTGATTATATTGTTTCAAGTGTTAACACTGCTGGTACAGTTACTGACTGGTATGATAATCAAACTCTTGATTTAACTAACGCAACCGTTTACTGGAACACAATTGCATCTAAACCACAAACAACTGGTTATACAGAAAATAGAAATGGTAAGAACGATGCATTCCACATAGTTGTCGTAGATGACGATGGATCTATATCAGGTAATGAAGGAACCATTCTTGAGAAAAACATTGGTCTATCAAAGGCATCCGATGCAATTTCTGAAGTAAATTCACCTACAAATATCTACTACAAGGACTTCCTTGCACAAAATTCTGAATATCTCTACACTGGATGGAACCCATCTCAAGCTGGAGACAATTATCATGATACTTTCCCAAGAGCAACTGGATTCACTACCACATCAGGTACAAAGTCTCTATCATTTGTTCCAACTACTATTGGTGGTGGTGTTTGGGGACAAGATGCACAAGGAGTTACCTTTAGTTCATTAGGTAGTGTAGGTTATGCCTTTAGTGGAGGATCTAACTACGGTACTACTACAGAACAGTTTAAAGCAAATCTTGGAGATCTCTCTTCAGCATATGACTTATTTGAAAATGAAGATGAGGTAGATGTAGATTACTTAATCATGGGTCCAGGTTGTGGTGCTAAAGATGAGTCTCAAGCAAAAGCAAATAAACTAATTTCTCTTGCAGAAGGTAGAAAAGATTGTGTTGCTGTTATTTCTCCACACAAATATGATGTGGTTAATGTAACTAGTAATAAGGATCAGACAAATAATGTTCTGTCATTCTATGCTCCTATTACTTCTTCATCTTATGCAGTATTTGATAGTGGTTATAAGTGGACATATGATAGATATAACAACAAATTCCGTTATATTCCAACTAACCCAGACGTTGCAGGCTTGATGGTTAGAACTGACATTGAACAGTTCCCTTGGTTCTCACCTGCAGGTAACCAGAGAGGAAACATTAACAACTCTGTTAAACTTGCCTACAATCCTACTAAGGCACAAAGAGATCAACTCTATGAAAATAGGATTAACCCAATAACTAACATACCAGGTGCAGGGTCAGTTCTCTTTGGTGATAAGACGGGATTAAGTTATTCATCTGCATTTGATAGAATTAACGTTCGTCGTTTATTCATTACTGTAGAGCAAGCACTCACTGGAGTTGCTAATGCTCAACTATTTGAATTCAACGATGAAATTACTCGTTCTAATTTCGTTAATGTAGTTGAACCATATCTTCGTGATATTCAAGCGAAGAGAGGACTCATCGACTTCCGAGTCATTTGCGACCAAACCAATAACACTCCTGAGGTTATTGATAATAATGAATTTAGGGCAGACATATTCTTGAAGCCCACAAGGTCGATTAATTATGTTACTCTTACTTTCGTTGCTACCAGAACTGGAGTCAGTTTTGAAGAAGTAACAGGAAGAGTTTAAATTCACCCCATAATTAATTAACATAGGAGACTAAAACAATGGCAGGTTTAAGAACAATTACAGATTTCAAAACTCAATTAAGGGGGGGCGGTGCAAGACCTAACCTCTTTGAGGTTGATATTACTAACTTCGGTGGAGGCACTGACGGAAGTGGAGATCTGGGTTTTACGTCAGGTCTTGCAGGAGTGCAGGGAGATTTTAATTTCTTCTGTAAAGCATCGGCAATGCCCACTCAGACTATTGGTTCAGTAGATGTTCCTTTCCGAGGAAGGATCTTGAAAGTTGCTGGAGACAGAACTTTTGAACCTTGGTCAGTTACCGTTATTAATGATGAAAGTTTTGGAGTTAGAAAGGCATTTGAAAGATGGGGTAACAAAATTAATGCTTTACATAGTGGAACGGGTGAAGTGTCCCCTGAACAATATATGGGTAGTGGACTTATTAAACAGTTGGGTAGAAGTCCAGCAGGTGGAAATCTAGAAAAAACAACTCAACCGTTACAGACTTATATCTTCCAAGATATTTGGCCTTCTGAGATTGGATCAATTGATCTTTCATATGAAAGTTCAGATGCACTTGAAGAATTTACTGTTACATTCCAAGTTCAGTACATTGCTATTGGATCGGATGCAGTAGGGAAGGAACCTGGAGAAAGTGCAGAGACTGCATCATTAGGATCTCCAGCATCATAAACTAGCACTTAAAAACTTTGATAAATAGTCCTAGAAAGGGCATTTTTTAAATAAATCATGGCTAAGTTATTTGGGTTCTCGATAGAGGACAACGAACCACAATCTCCTGGAGTAGTCTCACCTGTTCCCCC